GCTAAGGCCGCTAAGGTCTAAACCTTCAAGCCCACTGAGGTCGATGTCGCCAAAATCATAGCTTGGCGAGTCAATGCTCATGGACCTAAGAAGGTCGTCGTATTCTTGATCATTCATGATGTTGTCCTTTGCATTTGTTGGTCCGCGTCCACCATACCGCCCTCGTTAAACTGTTTTGACCACCTTGCTCCGTAACCAGAGCCAATTTTGGCAGGCTTAATATAACCACCGCCAAGAGGCACTCCTCGCGAAACCGTTTGGGCAATTTGCGCTATAAGAGACTGGTTGTTTGAATTCCCTGTCATGTTGGCTCCATAAAAATTACTTGGTCCGTTACCAGTAAAAGTGTTGTTTAAACTTTGTTGGTCAAGGGGTTGGTTGTAGCCAAGGTTGCCAGAGTCGCCACCGTCATCCGCATAACCGCCGCCCATAAGTGCATCAATGTCGTCGCCGCCACCGCCACCGCCAAAGTCAACGTTACTGTTGCTCTTTTGCCTTTGCTGGTCTGCGTTCACCAAGGTGCCAATCAAACTCATTGGGTTGATGTCCTTACCTTGCAGCAAAGGCAATGCAATGCCTGTGGCGAAGTTTAACTGTTGGGGCGTTAAATTCAAACCACTTGTTGCCTCTCCAAGGCCGTAGTTTGTTAACCCACTGAGCACGCCTTGGCCAAGCAGGTCTTTAAAGTCGCCACCTTGTAGCACGCCCCTGACCACCCCAGTGCCTGCCCCCCTGATGGCGTTGGCTGCAGTTTCGCTTAGGCCAGTCGGTAAGAGTGAGCTAATTCCTGTGTTAATAAAAGGGTTGACTGCGCCGCCAAGAAAGCCTTTTCCAAAATCCCCGCCGCTAAGGGCCGAAAAGCCCCCGCCAAGAATGCCTTGAGTCAAGGCTTGGTTTACAAGGGTTGGGGCCACCGCAGCGGAAGTTGCAGTAGCCGCAGCACCAGCACCGGGCAGCATCCCGCTTAACGCCGAACCCAAACCGGGCAATACAAACGGCAGCGCCATAGAAATCATCGGCGCGAGGTCTTGCACAAGGGCACCAAGGCCAGACTTTTGGCTGGAAGCCGTTACCACCGGGACGCCTTCTTTTGTAAACGCCACGTTCAAGGTGTTCCATTTCTTGTTAAAACCGCCGCTGCTGTTCTGACCAGCAATTTGCCCGTTTAAATCAGCAATCTCTTTGCCGGTATCTTTGTCAATGGCTACTTTGCCCACCAGCTTTTGGTAGTTGCCATCCTTGTCTATCTCATCAGCGGAAAGAGGAACAAACTTAGCTTCGTAGTAGTCCCCATCTGAATCTGAACGCAGCTCGTTCTTTGTGTACCCGTATTCAGTCTTGACTTGATCTTTTGGCACTGTACGGGAGTAGCCCTCCACCCCATCGGACACGCCAAACGTGCCGTTACCAAAGTCATACACAGGGGTGCCGTCTGGCGCAAAATACCTCTTCTCGGCAGGGGTGGCCTCGTACTTATCCTTCTGGCCAATGTCTGCAAGCGTGTCGATTCCCTTCCTTGCCAAGGTCGCTGCCATAGTCATGGGGTCGCCAAACACACCCCTGTAATACTGACCGCCAAGTTTCTCGCGCTGACCGCCGATTTGATCGAAGACGCGCTGGGCGTGCATAGGCTCGACGTCTTTGAAGTCTTTCCAGCGGTCCTCTATCTCTGCAATTTTTGTATCCAGAGTGTTCAGGTTTGTGCCGTAAAGCTGGTTGATTGTTCCATTGGTTTTTGCTGTCTCAAGAAACTTCTTGGTGTCAGCCAAAGTCGAGTCTGTGTTGGTCAGAATCTTGTTCAAGTCCGTGCCAAAGTTGCGCACCGGGTCTAAGTCCGCTTTTAACTTTTTTGCGTCGTAGCCCGTAGCTTTTGCCAAGTCTTCATCGGTAAAGCCATACGTGCTCTGCAGCCTCAAAGACTGAACAGCGCGATCCGCATCAGTCTTGACACCCTCGGCCCCAAGCACGCTGTCAATAATTTTGTCTGCTGTCTCGTCATAGGTCTTGTTGACGGTGTCAAAAAACTCTTTCTTTTGGCCGGTCAAGTCCGCCAGCTTCTGAGCATCGTAGCCATAGTCACGGCCAAACTTAACCGCAGTGCGTGCTTCGTCAAAGGACAGCTTGTCATCCGCAAGGATGTTGGCAATGCCCGTTTTGGCGTAGTCGGCAAACTTGGTTTTGTACGTGTTGAAAACGTCATCGCCCAAAGTCCTCCTCATGGCCGCTTCGCTTAGGCCGGAGTCGTTTGCGTATTTGAAACCGGACAGAATGCCGGATGTAGCCAAATCATTCCTGCCTTCACCGGAGCCGTACTTTGCATAATGCGCCTCAGCAAATTGTTGCGGAGACATGCCCATTGAATTTTTAGTGTATTCAGCCGCAACATCTGGGTTTTGATTGAAGTAAGCGGGTACATCACTGCCAACGCCAAACGCTTTATTAGTTTCAGCGGCAACCGCTGGTGAGGTATCTGTCAGAAAGTCCGTAACGTAGCTGCTGTACTGGTCTTGCGGGTTTTTTGTTACGTAGTCGGAAACAGCGGTTTGAAAGTTTCTTTGAAATGCGTCTGGCGTTGAGGCCCCAGATTGCAAGGTATTAAGCCAGTAATCAAAACCAGCTTGGTCGATGTTGGATGCCCCGGTTCCAAACCCCGTCCGTCCAATTGAGCCGTAGGCGTCTTGGACCATTTGCTCGTAATTGGGGGCTGCTACTACTGCAGCGGGGGCCGGAAGCGCTGCGTCATACCGAGTCTGTACAGCGCCAGTGTCGAGACCGGTAGCCTGCGCCATCTGAGCTGGCGTGACGTTGAACTGCTGCATTGTGGACGCAATAGTTGCGTCGGTTGCTCCGGGGTTGGACTGGAGCCAAGATGTGATTTGATCGTTTGTGACAGCCATGTTCTACCTTTTATCCAACACGCCAGTTTGTGCCGTCTGAGTACACGGGAGTCGCTACCGCTCCGCCGCCCACGACCGTTGAGCCAAACGTAGGAGTCAGCGCATTGGTCACAAAAGACCGAGCACCTACGCCGGAAGTGGCAGCACTGGGTAGTGTAGCTACGGTGTAGTTAACAAGCGGGGGCGTGATGTCTGAGACTGACAACTGGTTGAAAGTCGAGTCGATCCGGTTGAAATACAGGCGCAGCACGTTGGTAAGCTGGTCCAAATACTGACGTTCATACTCCTTCGGAGCCAACGGTAAGTTGGGCGCAATTGGTTGGCCGAGTACAAACTCAGAGGTTATTGCTTTCATATTACCTACGTCCATCAGCCTTGATGTCGATTCTAGGAGCGCCAAGCTGCCACGTCGTACCCAATCGGTCAGACTCTACCTTGAAAATGATCTGCCGCCCACGAACCCGGATGTACACCTGCCCCGTGAACTCCTCAATTGGAACCGTGGCAATACGCTGAATCGTAGCGTTGCTTGTGTTGTTTGTGGATGCTGGCGTTGTAAACCCCGAGCCGGAGTTCCGCATTGGGATCAACGTCATTGTGCATTGAGGCGTCAAGTCACCCGTCGAGTTGCGGAACGTCAAGTCAGGGATGACGCGCCAGATAAAGCCAAAATTGTGGCCATCGTCAATATCAAACTCAGACGAGCCAATAGATGCCGCGATAGCAGTAGGAGTGCCCGTTTCATTGTCATCAACACCTTGCTCGTGGTTCACTAAGTTGCGTCGGTACGTAGCAGCCAGTGGGTAGTCCCGCAGTCCTGAGTCGAGCCAAGCCGTGCGGCCCAAAGTCCCGTAGTACCAAATGTCTTCTGCGTAGTTGTACACCACATACTTATCGACCACCGTACTGCCCTGAGAGCAGTAGTACCACCAGACCTCATTAAAGCCTTCGTTGGTCCCGGCAAACACTTGCTGCCACTGGGACTGATTGATGTCACTGAAGATGTACTGGCGCAAGTCACAGCGCAAGGTCTGCACACGACCGTCGTATTTGTAAAACTTGTCCACGCCCATCCAGAAGATCACACCGGAAGCCACAGCCGCCGTGTTGGGTCCTACGATAGATATGTTGTCGGCTAGCAACTCACTGCGCCAGACCGCTGGAGAACCCACGTACTGCAAGGAATACAGGGCTGCATCAGTCCAGACCACAATTTCCTGTCGAGTCTGTAGGCACGTTACCAGCTCAGAGCCACGCGAAAACTGAATGCTGCCCGCTTGGTTGGTGGCCGCAGGTGCCCAGTTAATCAGGCTCTCCTGATCTGACCAGCGAACCAGCATAGGGTTTTGAACCGCCGAGCCGTAGTCATTGCAGCCAAACGCAAACACAAACCGACTGGTGTCGGACACAAAAATAAACCGCTGCACCGTAGGGCAGTCAACAGAACCCAACAAGGATTGCAAGGCAACGCCACGAGCATTTACACCGCTAGTTGCGTCCCAGTAATAGATTTCGCTGTCACGCGGGGCAAAGATCAAGTCTTCGCCAAAGTTTGACTGACTCCACAGGCGCAGGCCGGACAAAGACGTACCGTTATTACCCCAAGTTCCAGACCCCCATACACCCGCACCCCAGCCAGTCAGCGGAACCTGAAACTCGGGACCTACATTGATTTGATACGCAGCAGTGACTGTGCCGCCTCCGGGAGAACCAGAAACGTCCGTTGCGTTGGCTGTTGCGCCAACAGTAATTGTGTAAGCGTTTACCGTAGTAACGGTAACTTGATACTCTTGATTCAGAACGCCTGCGGTAATGTTTCCCCCCAAGCCCGTAGCACTGCTGAAAGTCACAAAATCCCCGTTGACGCAGCCGTGCGCCGTGTCTGTCACCGTAATAACGGAAGACCCCAGTGTTGCAGTGAAAGGGTTGCTGAGTGTGACTGTGCTACGGAGCGGCGTGATGTCGTTATATGCGCCGCCCTTTTCAATGTAGAACTTCAGGTTTGTGCCAACACCGATAAGGTTCAGGTTGCCAAGAGTGACCCAGTTGAACAGAGATCGGCACACGCCGAGAAATGTATACGCCGAAATTCGCACCCAGCCGCCAATTTTTTCTGGTGTACCAGAGCGGAAACGCACCTTCTCAGACTCGTACCAGCCGCCAACAGCTTGCGTGGCTGAACCCACCGGGCCAAGGGCCTCCGATGCGTAGCGGGTCTGCTCTCGGCTTACACCGGGTCTGAAGAGGAGTTTTTTAAGCGGCATGTTTTACCTCAGTTTTGCGACATTTTCGCACTTAACTCAGGAAGAGCGCAATCTCGGCTTCGCGGCGCTTGACCAGACCCGGCAAGACTTTACCGCCCCCCTTTGTCCAGACCCTGAACGCGTCGGCTGCGCCGTCCCAATCCCCTCGGTTGGCACGCATACGGATCGTGCTGCGCTGGAGGTTGCCTAGTCCAAAATTGTAGGAAATAGAGACAAGAGCGTCGAAAGAGCCTTGACGCCCAACCACACCGGGAACAAGACGAAGAACACCCCGTTCAAAAGTTCCGACATCAGCGCGGAATAATTCGTCGATCTCCGTTTTTGTCCAGACACGGTTGTCCTCCGGTTTCAGCGGAAATTCGCTGCGAATCATGGGAATGTCGTCTTTGGTCTTGCCGGGTGGCCGCACCACGGGGAGCCTGATCTGTTCTTGGTACAGGACGTGGCCGTAGCCGGTCGTCCAGATGACTGCTGGGCAAAGGTAGGGCCGAGAGCGAAAGCCCTCGTACTTGTGCATCAAGTATTCACCTGCCTTGCTCAGTTTCACTTCTTGCTCCACTGGCGGCTACCAAACCAAAACCCGATGATGCCGCCCAGCATTGCCATTTCGTCGCTTGAAAAGATCAGGTCGGTATAGCGAATGACATCATCAATGCTTGTGATCAGGTGCGGATGGTTCCACAGGTAGACCGCCAAGAAAGCGTTGATCGCCACCAGCTCAAGCACAAAGATGTACGTCACTGTAGGGCGCACGGTCCCCACGTAGTTGGCAACCCAGCGGCTGGCCTTTTCCAGTACCTTCTGGTCGTGACTGAGAGCCGCCTCGGTCATCCTGGCATCGGTCTCCATCGCCACCTGCTCGGTGCGGATTTCCTCGACACGGGCTTGGGCCGCAAAGCCAGCAGCAGCCAGTTGCAACTCGCGTTCAGTCTGGACTTGGGCCAGCCGCAGCTCATGCGCTTGGTCGGCCTTGTTCTGAAAATACTCCAGCAACTTGGGCAGGCCGGAGATTAGCAGGCCCCCAAGGGTTGAAAATAGTGACAGCATTATTTATCCTTTCAATTCAAAACTAAGGTTGGGATGGCGGGGGTACTGCACAACACGCTCCCCTTCAGGACATTTGTATTTGATGGTTGCCAACAATGTGGCTTTGCCGGGTGCAACCTTTTCTTTCCTAACCATCGTGAGTTGGTAGGTGAACGTGTCAATTTCTGGCCCCGCTGGCCCACTGAACTTGCTTGCCGTAGTAGTGGCTTCATGCACCATACCTGCCGCATCGCGGATGCTTGGCGTGAAGCTCTCAACCGAGCAATCGTCCCGTTTTTTGATCCGCGCAACCGTCACGTTGATGGGCTTGCCAGCCTCGGCCACAATTTTAAAATGCTCGGGAGTCCATTCAATAATGGCTCGGTCAAGCAAGCCAAACTTGTCGGCAAGTGTGTAACTGCCACCCAGTGCGGCAACACTTGCAGCAACAGCCCCAATGGCTTTGGCAAGATCAACCATAAACCACCCTTATAAAAACATATGCACACCAAAGCATAAGGCCAACCAGACTGGCCGCTGCAACAAAGGCAACGAACCAGTCTTTCATGGTCAACCGCCAAACGGCGTTGACATGATTGGGCCTCCGGAAAAAGTCCCGCTGACCACCAATACGGCAGCCCCCCCGTAGGAGCCGCCGACAAAAGCCAAAACAATGCCACTCATGTCAGACTCCATACGTAAAGATTGCGATCTCGTCTGCCACAAAGACCACGTTGATTAAACACCTTGGGGGGAACTCCAAGTGGCTCTTTACCCTTGGCATCCCTGACCGGTAGGTCTGAGCCATCTTGGACTCAATAGTGGTGAACTTGTCCGTGTTGTTGAACACCACAAGAATGTCGCCTTGCTTGAAGACGTTTTCAGGCAGCGTCACCAAGGTCAGATCGTCAAATCTGACGATCTTTCCAAGATGCTCTCTGGACAGAACGAAGTTCATAGCCAAGAAGGTTTGGGGTTGTTAGCCTTCACGGCCTGAATACGGGCCTGCATGGCTGTGGCTGCATCGCCACCTTTCCACTGCGCATCAAGCTGGTCACCCAAAGCAGGGTATTCAGCGCGGCGCTTGGCGTAGTAATCAGGGACGTCAGGACGCACCACCTCGGACTTGTCGATGTCCACAGCGGTCGTCTCGCCAGTCATGGGGTCGGTGACCTCGCGGGTCTTAGGTGTCAGCGCGGCCCACTCAGCCTCTTTGGCGTCGATCTCAGCGCCAACGCTGGAGGCAAGTCCGGCAATGAACGTAGACAGATCAGAGCCAGCAGGCACGTAGCGCTGCCAGTCGTAGGTCTGGCCGTTGTGCTCGACCTTCAGAATGGCAACAGCGCGGTCTTCACCGGCCACGCCTGATTGCAAACCTTCAAGGGATACGGTGGTCATTTAACTGCCTCCAATCTAAAGTTTTTACCCGGATGCTGCCCTTCTACTGGCAGAATTTTAATGTCTTTAAAGCCTACCGCCGTACACAAGTCAGCCAGTGATTTCGGTGTGTAGCCCCACAGATGTGGAGACAAAGCGCCTTTCTCTTGCGTCTCAGGAGTAATGCGGTCTACGTGAGCGCCATAGATGCACATTGCCGTCATGTGCTGATCCGCACCGTCTTGCTCAAGGTAGTCTTTGCACAGGCCCGCAAGGTCGGGCGTTTCCATCACCAGCATACCGCCGTCTTTCAGCGTAGCCAGCCACTTCTCTAAGACTTTAGGAGCGCGATGCTGGGGGATATGCTCAATCACATGGCTGGCAAATATTTCGTCAGCGCACTGCTCGGGCAGGTCTAGCTTCATGATGTCTTGCTTGATGTCGGCTGTATCGCTGTGCATATCAACACCAAGGTAGCCGTCAATACGATCACGACCACAGCCCATATTGAACTTGATTGGTTGGCCTTCTTCTAGCAGCTTGGCAATGACAGACTTGTAACTACCAGTACCTTCAGGCAGGCGATCAGCCCAGCGACGGTCAATGAACTCTTTGTCATCCAAAGTCAGTGGACGGGTTGGTTTGATGTTTGTGTAATAGTTCTTCAGGTCTACAGATGGATGCGCGGTGTACAGGCCACTTGCCAAGTCCATGTGCAGACATTGAACATCGGTGTTCACCAAGAGCTTTGTTCCGCGCTTGTGCAAGCGGTGGACAAAGAAGTTATCCTCGCCAATGAAAGGAATCTCATCGTTGATGTTGTTGCCAATACAAGTAAACGGCAGGTCAGGAGCCTCGTCCTTCATGGCTTGCAAGAGGGAGATAGGGATCATCATCACATCCATGCCGGTCTGCCAAGCCTCAATCAACTGGCCCGGATCAACGTTAGGAATGGTGATCCAATCCTTGTTGCGTACCATGATCATTGCGTCTGAGCATTTGATGTAGTACACACCCGTCACTACTGCGTCTGGGTTCTTCTCTGCTGTCTCATGCAGCACTTTGAAGCCGTCATAGGGTAGGACGGTATCCTCGCCAATGAACAGCATATATTTAGCGCCAGAGGCTAGTGCTTGCTCAATCAAATAGTTACGTGCAACGTCAACTTTCTCGCCACCAATATGCACAAAGCCGTGGGAGAAACCCATCAGGTCAATGTGCAGACCGTCGTACCCATCAAAGTTTTGGGCAGCGGTTTCTTCTAAGTTGCGGCGAGGTTGCGCAATCAAGACGTAGGGGGCAATCGTCTTTGATTCATTGTAAATTTCCTGCATCGTAGCTATGATTTTGTCTCTGTTGTACACGTGTTTTCCTTGGTTAAAATTTATTGAAATAGGGAGATAAAGCATAACCGATGTTGACTGGGACGCCAGTGGAAATTTTTTGACCTATTCCATTGAGATCGGGGACAAAATGGATTTCCCCTGAGGCGTTTATTACGCCTCCAGTGTACCCAGTGTTGGTGTAAACAAGAGCGTAAGTTGACACCACGCCAGCGGCTGAGATTTTTTGGCCCCTATTTGAACTTCTTGGAATAAAGTGAATATCTCCGTTGGGGGCAAGAACACCACCGGCATAAGCACTACCGCCAGCAGCGGCTGTATATGCAAGGGAATATGTTGAAACAACCCCAGCGGAAGATATTTTTTGCCCTCTAAGTGCTGCTTGCGGAACAAAATGTATGTCTCCGTTTGGTGCAAGAACGCCACCTCGGTATGCGTCAGCTATTGTGTAAATCAAAGAATACGTGCTGACCACGCCAGCGGCTGAGATTTTTTGTCCACGATTTCCACTGTTCAGGATAAAATGGATGTCACCGTTGGGCGCAAGAACTCCGCCGTAAAAAGCCCCTGAGTTTGTCGTGTACACCAATGAGTAAGTACTGACAACGCCAGCAGCAGATACTTTTTGCCCACGGGCGGCGGCGCTCGGTACAAAATGAATGTCTCCGTTTGGCGCAATAACGCCTCCGGCGTATGCGCTACCTGCCGTGTAAACTAAAGAGTAAGTAGAGACAACACCAGAAGCAGATATCTTTTGCCCCCTTGTTGCTGATTGTGGAACAAAATGAATGTCTCCGTTTGGCGCAAGAACGCCTCCGGCGTATGCGTTTGATGTTGTGTAAGCCAGAGAATAAGTTGAAACAACTCCAGCAGCAGATACTTTTTGTCCTAGAACGGCGCTGCATGGAACAAAATGGATGTCCCCATTAGGGGCAAGGACGCCGCCTTGGTATGCGCTAGTTTCTGTATAAACCAAAGAATAGGTACTGACAAACCCAGCAACACCACTGTTGTTATACGGCGCACCGTTGATCACGCCAGCGTCCAGCGTCTTCTTGAGGTTCGTCCAAGCCACCAGATCAGTGCCAACCGATGAGTTGTCACCTGTCGGCACAGTGCCCTGCGTGGCTTCTGCTGGGTAGGTGGCAATAACGTATTTTGTTCCTGCGCTCCAGTTCACGGCAGCGTTGCTGTTGCTCGACTCAAGGATCGTGGTGCGTGCCAGCGTTGTGCCGGAGGCGGTGTAAGTGCCAATTCCGATTTCCCAGTTGGTTCCATCGGTGACGCTGTAGTAGGTTGTGTTGCCGTCACCTACCACAGAGAAGTCCTGAAACCCATCAGCAGCAGCGCCCAGTGTGTACGTGCCAGTGCCCGTTGTGGTCGTTGTTGTCTTGACCCGGTCATTCAGAACCAATGCCATGATGCGTCCTTAAAACTTGTTCAGATAGCTGCTCAGGCAGACATCGGATGGGAAGGGGGTGGCGGGGCAGGTAGAGATTTTTTGACCTATTGCGCCTTCATCGGTGACAAAATAAATGTCACCATTAGGGGACAGGACACCGCCACGAAGTTTTCCACCGTCCGTATAAACTAAGCTGTACGTAGAGACAACTCCAGCGGCAGATACTTTTTGCCCACGGTTTGCTTGGCGCGGGATAAAATGCACATCCCCGTTTGGTGCAAGAACTCCACCATTGTAAGCAGATGCACCTGCGCCAGCCGTATATGCAAGAGAATACGTAGATACAACCCCAGTTTGGGAAACTTTTTGGCCCCTGATGGCTCCTTCAGGAACAAAATGAATATTTCCATTTGGGTCAATAGCACCGCCAACGTATGCCCCTGTTGTTGTGTAAACCAAAGAGTAAGTGGATACAACTCCGGCGGCAGATATTTTTTGACCAACTACTGCACTATATGGAACAAAATAAATATCTCCGTTGGGGGCCAAAACACCGCCTCGGTATAAAGCTGATCCCGTATAAACTAATGAGTATGTAGAAACTACCCCTGCCGATGATAATTTTTGTCCAAAATTTGCAGAATAAGGCACAAAATGAATATCACCATTGGGAGCCAAAACTCCACCAGCATAAGCAGAGGATTTTGTGTAAACAAGGGAATAAGTAGATACAACTCCAGAGGCAGAAACTTTTTGCCCACGCACCCCAGAAAAAATTACAAAATGTATATCGCCGTTGGGGGCCAAAACTCCGCCGTAGCTGTTGTTGTTTACTGTGTAAACAAGTGAATATGTTGAAACTACCCCTGCCGCAGAGATTTTCTGGCCTCGGTTGGCGGAAACAGGGACAAAATGAATATCGCCGTTTGGCGCTAAGACGCCGCCCATAAAACCGTTTGACGTGGGCGAGTAAACTACGCTGTATGTGCTGACGACCCCAGCAACGCCGTTGTTGTTAAACGCTACGCCGCCGTTCACGCTGCGCTGGAGCTTCTTACTAAAGTTCTGGAACGCCACACCATCCGTGCCGATGCTGCTGTTGTCTGCCGTGGCGTTTGCCAAGCCTGATGTCTCCGCAGGTAAGGGGATGAATACTGTGCTCGTCCCAGCCAGTGTGATCAGGCTTCCGCTGTTGCTTGAGGCAAGCACCTGATCTCTGGTCAAAGTCGTTCCGGAAGCGGTGTAGGTTCCAATACCCACCTCCCAGTTGTTGCCGCTCAGAATGGAGTAGTAGGTTTGATTGCCGTCACCGATGTTGGTGAAGTCTTGGTAGCCAACAGAGGCCGCTCCAAGCGTAAGCGTGCCAGTCCCTGTAGTGGTCGTGGTGACCTGAACGCGATCTTTGAGTAAGAATGTCATGGTCAGAACTTGTTCAAGAATGAGCTGAGGCACACGCCCAAGCCGAGAGGCTGGCCGGGATTGGTGGAAATTTTTTGGCCTCTAACGGCGCGATCTGGCACAAAATAAATGCCTCCATCTTGCGAAAGAACTCCCCCCGCATAGGCATCCGTCGTTGTATAAACTAGAGAATATGTAGAAACAACCCCAGCAGCGGAAACTTTTTGTCCTCGGTTTGCACTGGCAGGAACAAAGTAAATATCACCGCTTGGAGCAAGAACGCCGCCGTTGTATGCGCCTCCTGCCGTATAAACTAAAGAGTAAGTTGAAACAACGCCAGCGATAGATATTTTTTGGCCTCTGTTTGCTTGATTTGGAATAAAGTGTATATCCCCATTTGGTGCAACAACGCCGCCTTTATATGCATCGGAAGCCGCTGTATAGACCAAAGAATATGTGCTAACTACACCAGAAGCAGATACTTTCTGACCTCGACTAGCCCCGGCAGGTACAAAATGAATGTCTCCGTTAGGGGCAAGAACTCCTCCAAAATAAGCGTTAGTTACAGTATTAACTAAAGAATATGTGGAAACAACTCCGGCGGAAGAAGTTTTTTGACCGACAGGGGCCTCTCTTGGGATAAAGTAAATATCACCATTTGATGCCAAAACGCCACCCGCATAAGCGGCTGTTGCTGTGTAAATCAAACTGTAAGTGCTAACAACCCCAGAAGATGATATTTTTTGTCCGCAATTAGATGAATATGGAACAAAATGAATATCTCCGTTTGAAGCCAATACACCACCAAAATAAGCTCCTGTTGTTGTAAAAACAAGGCTGTATGTTGAAACCGCATTTGAAGCGGAAACTTTTTGTCCTACAGTGGAAGAAAATGGGACAAAATAAATATCCCCGTTCGGGGCCAATACCCCACCCCTGTATGCTTGAGCCAACGTGTACACCAAACTGTACGTGCTGACGATGCCGTCCGTACCGTTGTTGTCAAACGTCTGCCCACCTACAACACTTTGGTTTAGCGCAGCCTGAAACGCTGACCAGCCAGACAAGTCTGTGCCAATGTCCGAGGCATCGCAGAAGGGGATTCCGGGCTGGGTAACTGCTGAAGGTTGGGCGCACAGCACGTCCTTGGTTCCCGCGCTCCAGTTCACCAAAGCGTTGGAGTTAGATGAGGCGTAGACCTGATCTCGGCTCAGGGTGGTTCCTGATGCTGTGTACGTCCCCAGACCTGTCTCCCAGTCGGTTCCATCTGTGATCAGGTAGTACGTGGTGTTGGCGTCGCCAATGACAGAGAAAGCCTGATAGCCCGTTGCAGCAGCGCCGAGCGTGATCGTCCCCGTACCAGTCGTCGTGGTTGTGGACTTGACGCGGTTTTTGAGGACGAGGGCCATTACGTGACGTTCCCAGTGAGGACACAGACCGTGCCAGAGATGAACAGGATGTTGCACACGCCGCGAGTAGCCAGCGTCACGGATGCTACGTCAGTGTCCGTGCCAGCAATGTAAGCCGTGGTGATCGTGCAAGTGATCGTGATGTCACCTGTGGTGTTGTTGAAAACAAGCACCGCATCACCAGCCGCAAAGGTTGCGTCAGGGATAGTGATTGAACCGCCAGTGCCAACGCCAACAACCTCGCCAACATCGCCAACAGCCAACGAGTAAGAGGTGGTCTTGTCTGTCACGTACGGGATGTTTTTGTAACCAATTAAATTTATTCCATCCACCGTCGTAGTGGCTGCTGATCCGGCTTTAATTAGCTTCCCGGTAGTTCCATCAAAAGCAGCAACAATGTTGTTGGTGGCGGATGCCGGTCCCACCACGTCGCCCGCCCCCACCCCAGTTGCAGCAATCGTAATAGACCCATCGCCATTGGTAATCGCAATATTAGCGCCTTGAGTCAAAGTGGCTTTTGTCAATCCGCCCGCTGCGTTACCAATCAATAGTTGGCCGCTAGTGTAGGTAGACTCGCCTGTTCCACCATTAGCTTCAGGTAATACGCCACTTACGTCCGAAGTAAGCACCACTGGGTTGCTGACGATTTTGACGAAATCAGAGCCGTTCCACGCCACCAGCGCCCGTGCGCCTGCGGGAAGCGTTACCCCAGTCGTTGGGCCTGCACCACGGATGACGATGGAGCCTGTGCCTGAATTGATGACCAAGTACGCCTTGCTCTGAGCGGGGGCCGTGATGTTGCGGGTGGTTGCGCCGTTGCTGGCTGTCCACAAAATAACCGCATTACGCGCTTGGTTGGCCGCGCCGTTGGTCGTGCTCAGAGTGACATCTGCGTCTGCTGAAAGCGTTGTGGTGCCCGCCACCGCAGAGTCCAGCAACTGTGTGATGGAATCGTTGACCGTTGTGCCCCATGTACCCGACAGGTCACCCGTAGTAGGTAATGCCAGTCCAAGCAAAGGTGAAAAATTTGTTACAGCCATTTCTTGTCCTTTAAACAGTCATATCGACATCTTCCCAGTCGGGGGTCTGTGAGTTATTTACGTCCCCCCAATTGGGAGTCTGTGAGTTGTTCACATTTTGCCAGCTTGGGGTCTGGCTGTCATCTATTGTGGTCCAGTAAAAGTAGTTTGTCGTTCCCGCCTGCCCCCGAGCCGACACACCACTCAGCACCACTGTGCGGCTGGTAGAAGCAATTGAGCCGACTTGGCCAAACGCCACTACGCTGTCTTCTGTCGGGCCAACCACGGGAGTAGCATTACCTACCGCGCCCAACAAACCCACGCCTGTCAACGCAACCGTGCGAATAGAGCCTACTGTACCTGTTTGGCCTCCAGCCGCAACACCTGTACCGATGGGCGCGGCAAGCATGTTGCCTACGTTACCCAGAGCCTCTACACCCGACAAAAACGCGGCATACGCAAAGTCCACGTTGCCTACTGCGCCCAATGCCTCAACTCCACTAAGCGCCACTGTACGCTCAGAAACAACTACGCCAAGCTGCCCCTGCGCAACAACGCCATCCTCTGCGGGACTGTTGGTCTCAGCTACATCCCCCACCGCGCCAGAAGCGAACACGCCTGTGAGCGCCACCGCAATCTCGCTTGCCCCTATAGCGCCTACCGCGCCCGCAGCCTCAACCCCTGTAATTGGTACAGGAAACTCAACAGATGCGGTCATGGTACCTACAGCACCGGCGGCGCTATTCCCGGCGATCTCCGACTGGGAGCCGCCCCAAGAATATTCGCCCCACGTGCCTTCGCCCCATGCGGTAGTCATGCGCTACCTCCGAGTAGATTAGGTTGTGGCCAAGCGGATCAGCGCAGTGGTTGTCGTGTTCGCAGGCATGGTCAGTGTGAACGTGCCTGCGGTCACTGTCTGTGAACCGAAGGTGTGCACGCTCACCGCTTTGTCGCTCTGCGTCGAGTTGTAGATCAGTACTGCGTCAAACGCTGTAGCCAAAGTCACTGTGGTGTATGTGATGCTGGCCGAAGGTGTGACAAACGCCACACCTGCTGTGGCAGAACTGTTGGTAGCCGTAGGAGGGGTTCCAAAAGTAACCGCAACACCCCCGGCAGTGTAGCCAGCGCCAGACACCTCGTTGGAAGCAGAGTAAGCAGTGGTGGAGGCGTTCACAGTGGCGGTTGTCAAATACAGCGCGCCCTTAAACGAATCGGTTGCGCCGGTTGCACGAACTGGGGCAGTGCCAAAGTTGTGCGTTGCGGTCATCAACTCGCCCATAAAGCTGGTTGTCATTGCTTGAGTATTAGCGATGATAGTTCCCTTCTTGGGCTATGCCCATTTCAAGTTTGCGTGATTGATTATTGCTTCGAATATAACTTATGTGCCCTTGCGAAACACCTAAGAAATCTGCAATTTCCTGTTGAGTGCCTTTTGCTGTTTTAGCAAACTCTCTCTGCAAGTCTGTCAACTTAGCCCGGCCATGGGACTCTCCCCCACAGAGGCGCATTTTGCCTTTTGCATCCTGCATGTTCTCTTTTCTCGTGCCCAAAGACAAGTGCGCTGGGTTTACACAGGCAGGCGTGTCGCATGCATGCATGACGTCCCGTTCATCCAGCGTTCCACAAAAAAGCCTGTACGATGCACGATGCGCAAGCACATGTCTTTCAGGTGTTCTGAAAAGTCCATATCCGCTTTTCATGCGGTACGCCGTCCAAAGCCAGCAGCCGTTTTCCGCTTTGTTGACCTTTGCCATAAAGCGTTCAACCTCTGGCATGTGCGGTTTCCCTGCCATGATTGGCTCCTTAATTAAAAGATGCGGCTTCTACCGCAGAACTTACGTTTTTCTTGAGGGACACATGCGCAGAACGGTGCACAAGTTCCCCGGCCAACCAGTACTCGACCCAAGTTGTGTACTCGTGGTCATTATCAACAAACCCTTCTTTTTTCTCAAGCAGGGATTCGTCCATCTCGCCTTTGGTGGTTGTGACCATAGTTGCTCCTTAGATCAGTCTGATAAGTGCAGACGTGCTGGTGTTAGCGGGCATCTGCACAACAAACGTGTTGGTTGAAGTTTTGTCATTGCCAAAGTCCAGCACGCAAACTGCGCCGTTAGCTCCAGCTTTGTAGATCAGCGCCCCACGGGCCGTGATGGAGCCTGTCCACGAAGCGTTTGTAAACGTGACGTAGGTGACGCTGCCTGTTGTAGTGAGTGCAGAACTCACTGTTGCTGTTACCACTTGCCCACCTGCTACGTAGTTGCCGCCAGAGGCTTCCCCGTCTGACGTGTAGGCTGTGGTAGTTTGGTCAAGCGATGCGGCGTTGGTGTACAGCGCCAAGCGAAAGGTGTCCGAAGACAGATTGATCGTCCCGTTGGCCAGCCCACTGCGCAGGGTGTTGCAAGAAAAGTTGCCCGTGAATGCCATACTATGCTACCCCATTGTTTTGAGGCAGCGGCGACATACGGTATTGCCCATTTCTGTAAGCATCAGATCGCTCAAGTCCATCACCCAGACGTTTAGCTTGTGCAAGGGCTTCCTTGTACTTGCCGTCGTACAGGGCCAGCAAGTCTGTCTCACCCTTCATGAACGTGTACGCCTCAACCAGCGACCCATACAACAGCACGGTGTCGAAGTTGTCGCCCAACCACGAAGTACCCGCAGTCACAATAGACTCTGGGTAGTAGTAAAAATGAAGCTCTGCTGTATATGCAGCATTAGGCGTTGGGCCAAGAATAAACGTTAGTTCAGTTGTGATCGTAGCCCCTGATAATGCTGGGCCAAACAAAGCGTAGTATTTTGGCGTGCCCACATCCGTAGTTGGATTGGGATACGCTTGCCGGATGAAGTTTACATCTTTGTTGAGCAGGTACTCGTAGTTACCGGACGCATCTATAACCGCCAAAGAATACGTGGCAAGGTAATCATTGGGGGCTGCAAGGTACTTGTTGCCCGACTGAATATTGCCAGTCATGTTCCTGCGCAAAAAGGGGAACTGCACCGTGTTGTAGATGCGCTGCTCGGCTTGTTGAATGAAGCGGTCAACCTGCTCCTTCGTGGTCTCTATAGACCCGTCGGACAGCGTTACATCCGGAAAGTTGTTTTCCGTATACGCTTCAATAGACGCAACAAGCTGGGCGTAGTTCATGCCATTGGGCCTCGTGACATCACGCCTTTAGTAGCGCATCCAGTACCGCGCATCTTGATGCCGGATGTCTTTGGCTCTTTGTATGGGTCACGACTGATGTTGCCAACAGACATGTTCACATCATTAGCAGTCAAACGGTTACCGCCTTGGTAGCCGCTGTTTTTAATGTCCACACCGGCTTTGCCGTCCATCGTGTGGGGCGGAGCATAGACATCGGCTTGGCCGACTTCCTTGCCCATTACCTTTTTGCTAAAAGTGGCCATGTCAGGCTCCTTTTTTGTATGTGAAAGAAGACTTCTTCTGGTTGGCTACCTTGGCCAAACCACGACCCAGAGATTTCATCTGAGCGTTTGTCTTGCCGCCTTTGGCCAGCTTGGTCATAG